GTGGTATCGAGCGCCGCCGCGTTGACATCGATACCGATCGCGACGATCGTCACCGACGGGAGCAGCCGCACATTGTCGATTGAACACCCGCTCGCCGAGATGTCGATACTGGCGTTCGCGTGGTCGAAATGCACTTGAGGAGTGACCGAGCCGCTGCCCACACCGATGACCGCCACACCAGCGATGTCCATCGCCACCTGTGCGTTCGCGATAGACTCCACATGGCCCGGCATAAGGTAGACCACATCGCCCTTCGATGCCGTCAGGAGGTCACTGGAGAATGCGTAGGACAGTGACGCGAACGGCGCGTCAGGGTTCTTGCCGTATCCGGCGCTATCCGTGCCGGTTCCGGAGTGGACGAAAAAGATTTCGCCGGGATGCTGTGCAAAATCGGCGATCGTGAAGACGCCGCCCGACTGTTGACGAGAGAAAAGGGCTGTTCGCATGTTCAGGGTTGTCCTTTGTGACATGGCAGCAGAGCAGCCGAAGCTGCCCCACTGACGAATACCGAGTTACCGGAGCCTCTTACGCGATGACATCCGCCGTCAGCCCGTCATAGGCGTTCAGGCCTTCCATCAGGTAATCAATCGCCATGATGTCATCCGCGTGGTCGTTGTCGATCTCCACTGACACATGCGATGCGGACGCGAGCGCCGCGAGCACCTGTTCAGCCGAGACTTCCAGCACAAGCTGGTCACCCGCCGCGTCAGCCGTCGTCGGCGTGGCATGCGCGACGACCACCGTGGAGCCCGTCCCCGAACTGTCCGTCGCCGCCATGATGCGGAAGGTCAGGACGCCCGTGCCGCTCACCAGCGTGGCCTTCGCCACGAAGGCAAGACCCATCTTGACCCACGCGATCTCCGTGGCGACCGTCGCGTCGGCGATGTCGTGAATGTAGGTGCGGCTCAGGAACCGCGCAAGCAACCGATTCGCTGTGTAAGCCATCTGCTATGCCCTCAGGAAAAAGAAACCGAACTCAAGATTCGAGCAACTCAGCCCGAGATTACGCCCGTGTCGCCAGCGTCAGGAACGGAGACAGCGTAGGCGCACTATTCTTCGGAGTCAGCGCCGACCTCCACCACGTCCGGCCATCATTCCGCTTGTAGAAGCGGAACGCCCTCTCAGCCGAGACGAAGCGAACGTGAATGCTCTCCGCCTGCTGCATACCCTGATACTCACCCTCAAGATACTGCGACCAGTTCGCCAGCACCAGATCCCCGACGGTGCCGAGGTTCTTCGCATGCTCCGTGAAGTAAATCGGGCGCCCGTCCAACGTTTCCTGACCGCCGCTCGTCAAGAAATACGGAACCGGGTTGCCGCCGGTGCCAATCACCTGCACGAGACTGCGAAGCTGCGGACGGGTGGACTGGTTCGCGATCCATACCGCCGAGCCGTAGCGCCAGCACCGAGCCGCCATGGCATCGATGTTCTCCTTCACGATGGTCGCCGCCGCCTGTCCGGTTTCCTTCGCGACAGTGATCAGCGATCCGTTGTTGGCGTGGAGGATGCCCCCACGCTCACCGACACCGGTGCCGTTCAGCCGCTCGCTGATGGCGTTGTTCGCGAACTCATCCGTGAAGCCTGCCGAGATAATCGCCACGAAAGACTGAGGCGAATCGCTCAGAATGCGCTCAGTGGCATACGCCAAGCCGAACTCCTCGTTCGCCGTCAGGATGACCTGCTCGAAAGTCACACGGCTCGAAGTTCCGTCCACTGTCTCCGGGCGCCGGGAAACAGTGAATCCGCCCGAGACGCTAGTAGTGTGATTCTTGTCCACCCGAGCGTTGAAGGCGACAGTCGGTGCGGTCATCGGCGAGATGTTCGTCACCAAAGGCGCGATGAAATCTGACTCCGCCGCCGTGGTCAGTAGGCCCGGCGCAACTCCGCGAGGGATGAGGAACCCGCCAGCCGGATCACTGTAAGCACCCTGCTCATCTGAACCCTGCGTTGCCTGAAGTGGCCGAAGCTTCTCGGACACGCGGCCAGTCATCCCGGCGTTCATCACGTCCTGAAGCATTTCGCGATGGTCAGCGAACCCACGCCCCGGGTCAAGCTCAGAGCGAAGCGTTCCGGCCTTCACGTCCGGCGCAGCTGCGGCAGCCGCCTTCGCATCCGGGTCAGGCGCGACAGGCGCGTTCCGCTCCGCTTCGTTCAGCCGCACCGCGTCCACACGAAGACCTTCGACCGTCTCGAACTCAGCCTTCAGCGCGGTGACACTGGCCCGATCCTCGTCCGTCAGCGCGGGACCGCCAGCCGTGGCAGCCGCCACCGCCTTGTCGTTCAGAGCCTTCAGTGAGGCGTGAATGCTCGCCGCCTTTTCCCGCAGGGCGCGAATACCGGCAGGTTCGGCACCGACGATGCCCATCAAAAGGACAGCCTGTTCGGGCTGCTCAAGTATGGCAGCCGTCACAAGGACTGCGGCGCTCATTGCCATCTTCGACAACCACGGGCTCGTATGTTCGAATCCCATCTTGTTAAGACAGACCTGCACGACATCCGTGCTCGCTGCGGAAAGGCCGGTCATCAGGTCAACCATAAATGACGCAACAGTAAGAGGCTTGTTCATTTGTCTGCTTCGCTCCAAG